TAAGTATAAAATTAATAAATTATTAAGTATAGAATTATGTAGAGAATATATAAGTGAAGATGAAGATTTAAAAAAATTATTTAATGAAAATAAGAAAAAAGATGATTTAAGCGATGCATGTTTGCAGGCGATATCTTATATTAGAAGCGTTGCAAAGGAAGATATTACTAATAAATATAATAAAATATATATGAGCGAATTAATTGAAAATAGTAAATAAATTACATCATTTTTAGAATATTATTTATTTTTATAAATGCGTATTAATGTAAATTAAAATATTATAATAGATATATAAACATTTAATATCAAAATAAATATATAATATGGCTTTAATATCAACTCTTAATAACAAAAATGACGATTTGATAGAGTTAAATAGGGACAGTTTTAAAAACCAATCTTTTAATTTCAATATTCCTCGCGAAAATAAGAAATCATTTGACAATTCGTTAAATAACGAATTATTTAATAGACAAAAAATAAGTGATGATGTTATATCTATGTCATCTGCAGGTTCTTCCCGTGCTAGTTCTCCAGGAGGAAAACAAAATTACATGAAAAACATGGGTTCTATTTATAGAAATAAGGATAAACTAGTTAAAGTTAAAATGTTTGATAACGATGATGATAGCGATAGTAAAAAGAGTGGTAGAAGCAGAGCGAGTGCTAAAAGTTATTCTAGTTCTGCAAGTGCAGAAAGCGGTGATACTGCAGAAAGCGGCGAAAGCGGCGAAAGTGGCGAAAGCGGAGAAAGCGGCGAAAGTGGCGAAAGTGGCGAAAGTGGCGAAAGCGGCGAAAGCGGTGAAAGTGGCGAAAGTAGAGATAGTGAAGGGAGTGATAGAAGATTATCAAGAGGAGGAAAATATTCAAATGAAAGAAAGAAATATTTAAATCCAAAAGAGTTGCTTAAACTAGAACTAAATGAAAAAAGAGAAATAATATATCAACTTGATAGATTACAATCTAAGGGTTTTAAAGTTCCTTTTAATTTTAATATGAATTCTGACCTTGAAGAAATGAGGACCGAATATAACAGAATAATTAGAGAAAAAGAGTTGGATGGAAGTATTCGTTTTCAACAAAAAATGCTAATGGCATTTATATCAGGTACAGAATATTTGAATAGTAGATACGATCCTTTAGCAATTCGTCTTGATGGATGGTCTGAACAAGTTAATGAAAATATTAATGATTACGATGATATTTTCGAAGAGTTGCATTATAAATATAAGGCGACTGGTAAAAAAATGGCGCCTGAATTAAGATTGTTTTTATCTCTATCAGGTAGCGCATTTATGTTTCATTTGACAAGTAGAATGTTCAAAGAACAACCTCTGCCTGATATTGAAAATGTCTTGAAATCTAACCCAGAATTAATGAAACAATTTCAAAATGCGGCGGCAAAACAATATATAATTGGTAACGAACAACCAACGCCTCAAATGTCACAAAACAGGGGTTCTGGAAATGATAGTATGGGACTATTTAATATGGTAAGTAGTCTATTTGGTTCTTTAAGTAGCGAACCTCAACAATCTAGTATGCCAATGTATCAACAATCACCTCAAATGCAACAATCGCAAAGAATGCAACAATTTAATCCACAATCACAAAATTCTAGAAAACCTGCCGAAGATATTGATAATATTATAAGAAATGTTCATAGTAAAATTTCAATAGATGATAGCGATAATAATATAGAGACACTTTCTGTTAGTGACGAAGAAATAACTTCTATTATAGAAGATACAGCAGATGTTCAAATATTAAAAGGTAAAGGTCGTCCTAAAAAAGGCGTTCGAACTCTAAATATTTAATTATATTTTAATAATTATAATAAAAATAATAATTATTGCAATAATATAATTATGCAATTATGCAATTAATTTATTTTCTATTTTTTCTTAAATTTGTTATCTTTTTAGCAGAGTTTTTAACAAAGCTGCCAACATCTTTAACAGATTTTACAATTCTATCAGGAGTGCGTTGTAAGGTTCTCATCGGGTTGCTTATAGTTTCCTCAATTTCATCTTCAAATACTTCAATTCTATTTAATAGATTGCTTAGGGTGCTTAATAATATAGGTATAATTATTATGGTGAATAGTAGAGTTAAGAATAAGAATAGAGATATCATAGTTCCTACCGATATTATGTCTCTGCTTATATCTTCCGAGCATTTGCATTTTTCATTAGTTAAATATCTAACATAATCAAAGGCATAGTATATGTATACTACAAACATTAAGAAGAATATGAAAGTAGCAATTGAGAGTAATTGAACTACTACATATCCCATGCTTTTAGCGACACTAGTTAGCGATATAAATGAAGTTATTAAGAAATACGCTAATGCTATTATTGTAAAGTTTTTGATAAATTCTTTGTTAGGGTGTTCTGAACATTCACACCCCATATTCTCTAGTTTATAAATGTAACTTAATATTATTAATAATAATATAGCAAATATTGCTTGAATTAATGCACTACTATAAAAAGACAGACTATTATTACTTTCTTTCATTATACTATTTCTTGCTCTATACTATTATATAGAAATAATTTTTTTATAATTCAATAATATTATAAATAAAAAATTTCGTCGAACTATCAAAATTTTTTATATCTATATTTTTAATTTTATCAATAATTTCCGGATATTTTTTAATAGATAATAATTTATAAATTTGTTCTAACAATATATCAATTATATATTTATGGACATCTTCATTTATTATATTGATTACATGTTCAAAAATATTATTCAATAATACAATTAATTCTTCGTTTTTATATTTCGCCCATACTTTATTCATATTATGAATGTTTTTTTTCCATTTAATATAGTCACAATACATATCATATTCATCATTTAGTAACAATAAATTATTTTCATATACATATGCCGGAGGGTTCCATTCTTTATTATTTAAATAATTATCCCAAATTTTATTAATATTTAATACAACATAGTCTTTATCAAATAAATCTAATAAGTTACAATATATGTCATCTTCGCTTGTTTTTATATAGTTCAAAACAATATTAAATAGTTCTTCCAATATTTCATTTTTATTAATGATATTTTTTATTTTTTCGTATATATTTTCCTTATTTTTATGCGATAGTTTATTTAAATAACCTATTAAACTCCTTTTAATCTCCGAAGTTTTAGAAAATTCAGGTATTATTATATGAAACCTAATTTTAGATTTAGGTTTATTATATTTATCTTTATTATTATATATTTTCTTTGCCCATATCATTTTAGGGTCATAAAATGAGTTAAAGCATGTATATGTTTTTTTAATATCGGTAACCTTATCTAAAATATTTTCAGGAATATCAGTTATATTGTTATATTCATTTTTAAATTGTTCTATATTAATCTTTATGATTTGTTCGCTCATTATATTTAATTATAAAAAATAATCTTATATATTGAATAATTTAAAAATGAGTACATAATTTTATTTTTTCTATTTTTTAAATAAACCTTTTAAAATTTCTAAATATTTCTAATTATGTACTCATTTTTGTAAAGTTATAATATACATAAAGCAGAGACACTAATTAATAATAAATATGTACAAGATATTAGATACACTAGATGAACTATATACTAATAATTTAGTTTATAGAACAATAATTGTCTGTAATAATACGGACGATTATAAATATATTTTAAATAAGAACAACTATGATGTATATGTTTTAGATAATTATAATGAAAATTTAAATTACGATTCATTAGACATTAGAATTTTTTTAATATCTAAAGAAAAATTCATTAAGTTTATAGAAGATTATAATAAAACATCAGTAGATATCTGCTTTTATACATCAGTAGTATTTGAACCAGAAAAAGACGGGACTAGTGAACTTAAAAATACATACAATAAAATATGTAAAAATACTACCCTAATAGTAGATATGTTATAATGTAATAAATAAAAAATTGACACGTTTATTAGTATATTAATTACCTTATATTATGAACAAATTTCATAATGCAACAGGTGACATTTCTGGAATATCTAATATTACAGAACTATTTAATAACTCCTCTGTAAAAAAATGGATTAAATTAATCTCTGTCGATAAAACTATCTTATTTGATGAGTACAATAGAAAGGAGTATTTTACAAAAGTAGCTGATATTGTATTAGATAAAGAAGTAAACATTACAGGTAGTAATGTAGGAAATAAAAAAAGAAATTCATTAATTCAATTTATTCCTTCTATAGATGCTAATGATTATAAGAAAAAAACTGAATGGTTATATTTATTCCTAATAAATAATAGGATTGTAAAAATTGGCGGAACTAGAACAGGTCTAAAAGAAAGGACAGGATCTTATCTTTGTGGACATCACGTAGAAGAAAGAGGTAAGTCAGGAGATTGTTCTAAAACAAATGGATTCATTTATAATACATTTGAATTTTATCTAAATTTAGGTTGTAAAATGCAAATGTATGCTTATCAATTGCCAAAAACTGAATTTAATATTGAAATATTAGGTAAAGATACAAAAGTAAAAGCACAAACCTATCATGCTTATGAAAGTGCATTCATAAAATATTACGAACAAAATTACAATGAAAAACCTATATTATGCTGCAATAGTGATCCGGATTATTAAATGTTAGTGGATATGTAATAAATCTCGTCATTAGTAATATTAAAATAATTATATAGTTCTTTATGATTACCTGAATATTCTATAGATGGTATGGGAAAACTTTGCAATATTCTTATGTTATTAAAATTTCCCCATCGACATATATTATTTATAAAGATATATAGAGGATGTTGTAATATTTGTAAGTATTTTTTTGCCTGTTCTTCATCGTCGCATAGTATAAATACAATAGATTGTGTCATACCGCAATTATCAATAAATACGCTATATTTATCTGTAGTAGATATGAAAACTTTGTATCCTTCTTGAAACTTATGGGGTTTAGAAGAATATACTGTTTGACTAGGTGTATGTATTAATTTATATTTATATTCCTCATTTTTTTCATCACGAATAAAGTCGCTTTTTGTATATTTATGTAAATAACTACTTGTTTTAATTTCGAATTTAGGCAATTCTGTATTGTCTACAGTTTTTGCTAATATATTTTGCACAACCTGATTATATAATAAAGGGATGTATTTACGAGGTTTTGATATAACAGAACTAACATATTCCTTCTTTTTCCATATACCTGAAACATTTATATTCTTATAAAATGGACAATTTTGAATTATATACCATGTAAAACTAGAACCTATTTTTTTGAAATACTTTTTAGCAGTATGTATATCTAAATGAACTATTTGCATCGATGTAATAATTTCAATTAATACATTTCTATCAGCATAAGACATCCAATTATCAGGTGTTATAAATAATAAGTAACCATTCGGTTTAAGTTGCGATAAAGACTTTTCAATAAAATCTTTAATAAGATTATGATTTTTAGAAGCTCTTTTTCCATTTTCTAAAATTTTTGCATAAGGAGGATTTGCAACTATTAAATCATATTTTTTATCACTATTGTGCACAATAAAATCGTAATTACTTATTTGTAATTTATATTTTTCGCTGCAAAATACACGACGAACATTTTCCAATCTATTTTCATTAATATCATTAAATTCTAATATATTTTCCAAAATTTGTTTTTTATCATGATACTTTAATAACTCAAATAAAATAGGGATACTAAAATTGCCATTACCACAACAAGGATCTAATATTAACAAATCGTTTTTTTTCCATAATTCTTCAGGTATTTTTGTAATCATATCGCTTATGCAACCAATTGGTGTAGGTTCGTCATTAGTAGATTTATACGTGCTTTTATCAACATTTAATATTTCATCATAATATTTTTTAATTTCATCAAAAGAATCCGTGTCTATTGTTATATTTTTAGATACAGAAACTTTAACCGGTACAGATTTATTTACATTTGAACTAACACATATAGTTTTTCTTTTTACATGTTGTGTATAATGAGATTTGCTATTAAACTCTTTGCCACATTTTTCACAAATAAAAATAGACATAATTAGATATTATTATATAATTTTAAATCATTTTTTATTATTATAATAAATATTTATAAATTATATTATTATTATCTAATAATATTTTAGAAGTTTGTAAGATAATAAATGGCAAAGCGTGGTATTTCTAGTGATATGATTAGTATGATTAGTATGGGTTTAATAGTTGTATTTTTATTAATTGCAATTGTAGCACTTTATTATATGAATGGTAAAAATTTATTAGAAACCTTCACATGGAATAAAAAATATTGTTTAGAATATTATTATATGGATGGGTGCGGACATTGTGATAGATTTAATGAGAGTGGTGTATGGGAAGAATTAAAAAACACATACGGAAATCAAATAGAATTTAATAAATATAATAATAGAGAAGTTAAAGATAAAGTAGATAAACATAATATTACAGGATTTCCTACAATTATTGTTACAGAAAATGATAATATAAAAGCAGAATATAACGGTAATAGAGAAAAATGTGATATAGAGAAATTTATAAGTAGTTATATATAAATAATACATATAAATAAGAATATAATAAAAATGGGTGCCGGATTAATGCAATTAGTATTATATGGGAACATTTCTCAATATATTACTCTAAATCCTAATATTAATTATTATAAATATTCACATAATAAACATACTAATTTTTCAATAGAGCAGATTACTTTAACTCCCGAAGGTAGTGCAAATGCCGGATTTAAAAGTAGTACTGTACTTAATTTTAAAATAAAGAGATATGGCGACTTTTTATCGAATATTTTTTTAACCTTTAAAATTCCAGATATTTATTCAAATAATGAGCTTAAATTTAGATGGATTACTAATATTGGGTACAATTATATAAAAGAGGCGAGAATAAAAATCGGTAATAATATAATTGAATCTTTATATGGCGAATGGTTAAATATATGGGATGAATTAACTAACAAGGATGGTATTAAATATAATAAATTAATAGGAAATATAGAGGAATTAATAAATCCCTATAATTTTGTTCCAAAATATACAGTTATTAATAACAGATTATATAACATCACATATCCTATATCTACTTATAGTAGTACTAATAATAATCCTAGTATAAAAGGAAGAAAGATACAAGTACCTTTGAACTTTTGGTTTACTAAAAATCCTTCGTTGGCACTGCCATTATTAAAAATGCAAAATATTGAAATATTATTAGAAATTGAAACAAATCCAAAAGGTTTTGACGGATTATATCAGGTATGGAGTAATATATTAAATATGTATGTAAGTCCCCTGTTATACGAAAAAGTACATTCAAAATCAGTAAATATAGATAATTTTGTAAGCCCTAATGATACATTATTTGATGTAAGAAACGAATTAATATGCTCATATGTTTATCTAGATAGTGTAGAAAGAAGTAAATTATTATTAAATACGCAGGATATTGATTATGTAATAAGTACACCAAAACGAACTCACGACCAATTTAGTGCAAACGAAACAACAAAAACAATTTCTATAACAAATGCTTCACATCATATTAAAGAATTAATATGGATTGTTAGGAGAATTGATGTTATAGATAATTTTAATAATTATACAAACTATACAGCGACACACGAATATAGCGAAAATATGGGAATATTAGACAATATAGAGATAAAATGGAATAGTACAATATCGCGCACTGATAATGATGCAGAATATTATAACCATATTGTACCTTATAAATATCACACAAACGTTCCGCGCACAGGTTTATACTGTTATTCATTTTCCTTATTTCCCGAAAAACAAGTTAGTGCAGGTTCTTATGACAATAGTAGAGTTACAACATCGCTAACTATAAAAACTAAAGAAACTCTTAAAAATAATAGTAAAGTAAATTATATTAATGATATATTATCAAGTTTAGGAAAATTTTATAGTCCTTTAGTGTATGAAATAGTTATATATGCTATGGATGTAAATGTATTACATATAACAAACGGAAATGCTGGTTTTAGATACAGTTAATTTATTTTTTATATTCTTTATTATTAATAAAAGAATTATGGATTTATTTACTATAATTATAATAATAGTTTTCGTATTTATAATTAAATATTTAATTGATACTATAAATTCCTTAAATTTAGAAATAAGAGAGATTAAGGAAAAATGTATAAGTAATAATAAAAATACATCATTTAAAGAAACAACAAATGTACCTAAAATAAGCATGAATGATATCATAAAGGGTATAACATATTTTAAAAATTATGTAGATGAACAGAAATACTAAAATTATATAAACATATATAAATAATATAAGCGTTTATAATGAAATGCCGAGGAAAAATAAAAAGAATGAAGTAAAATCTACAATAGATAAAAAGAAAGGATTGATGAATACTATGGTCAAAGATGTAGTTTTAGTAGAAAATGAAGATATTATATTGCAATTACCTATATCATCAAATGATATAAATAAAATAAATGTTAATGAAGAATTATTGGAGGCACCCAAACCTTATGAACCTTATTGTTATTATATTAATGAGACAAATGTCTATAATAATATACAAGATAATTTAATAATTGATCCCAATGAAAATAATACATATTTTAATAATGTCTGTGAAAATAAGGATAATACAGAATATATAAAAAATGGAGATAATATAAATTATAAGGAAAAAAACGATAATGAAAATATTATAAAATCTACAAATAATTGTTATTGGTGTTGTCACCAAATAAACGAAAGAATATATGGAATGCCTTACAAATATAATATATCTTCAAATACCTATATATTATTTGGAAATTTTTGCTCCCTAGAATGTGCGAATGCCTATAATTTTTCTTCACATTGCGGTAGTGATAAAGTGTGGGAAATAAACAGTTTAATACAGATGTTAAGTAAACATTTTGGGCATACAAAACCAGTGCGTCCCGCACCTTCGCGATTTTTATTAAATATTTTTAACGGTCCTTTAACAATTGATGAGTTTCGTAAGGGACATCTATCAAATGATAAAACACACCTTCTCAATCTTCCACCAATGATATCTACAACATATAATTATGAAATTGTAAATACATCATATCTAAAAAATATTACAGATAATATGAATAATAAAAATGAAGTCAAAAAAATTAAAAAATGATATAAAGCTTTTATAATTATTATTATTGTGATTAAATGAGCGAATTTAAAGAAGATATTTACTTTTCACCCTACAGAGTATCTACTATAACGTGCAATGCGAATATAGGCAAGGATATTAATTTAAATCTTAAAATGTTATTTGATAATATTTTAATTGTAAATAAGGAAAATAGCGAAGCAGGTGTTGTATGGGTTCAATATATGAAGGAGGGAGAAGAATTAAATAGAGGAGAGTATCCTAAAAAAAGGAGAAAGAGTAAAAAGAATAAAATGAAAAAAAATCGTTTTGATAATCAAGTTACAATTATTTGTAAGAATAATGGTTATATGCCTAATATAAAAATATTTAAAAATGGAAATATACAATTGACTGGTATTAAAAATATTAATGATACTGAGGTTATTGTTAATCATATTATTTATAATATTGAAAACATCTATAATAATATTACTAAAGATATTATTAATAATCGATGTGAAAACTATGAATTAAACTTGAAATTTCAAAATTTTAAAATAAGAATGATTAATACAGACTTTAAACTATATTGTGATAGCGAATATAAAATAGGGTTTGGATTAAAAAGAAAAGAAATTCATAAATTATTTATCAGTAACCTCTATAATAATAAATGTTCATTTCAACCTGGTATTTATCAAGGAGTTAAATTAGAATATTTCTGGAATAAATGTAATCTTAATAAAAACGGTATATGTTCATGTCCTAAACAATGTTATGGTAAAGGAAAAGGTGAAAAAATAAATGAATGTAAAAAGGTAACCGGTGCTTTGTTTGAGAGCGGAAGCATATTAATTACAGGAGGAGTTTCTTTCGAACAAGTAAATGAGACATATAATTATATTTGTGAATTCTTAAAAAAACACAAAGATGTTATCAAGAAAACTCAACCTTCTGCTATTATGATGAACAACGAAACAGATGATATTGTGTTGCAAAATAAAGTTTCTACATATGCTGAAATTGATGAACATAATGAGATTTATTAGACATATTTGGTATATTAAATTTATAAGATTGTTTAACTGACATTATAGGAATATATTGTATAAAAGTATGTATATCTATATTTTTACATAATGTATATTATTATCTCATTTTTACTTTATAAGATTTATTATAATTATCATATAACATATAAATAATGAAGAGTTTTTGTTTTTAAACCTTTGAAGATTTAAAATGGCACAACAGTTTCATCTAAAAAGTTCTCAATAACATCATTAGTTATTATAGTACTATCTCTCATATTATGTCCTGTATAATACATAATTACTTCATCATATCTTTCATGTTCTCCAAGAAGATTTCTTGTAGAATCATTTATATCATCTTTATTTTCCATTATATTATTTATTTCATCTATTGATAAATTTAGATGATTAGCAATTCTCGCATTAAGTATATGTTCTTTTATATAATTTTTTATATGGCATCTTTTACAATATTTATATCTATAAAATAGACTTTTAGGTTTTGTTATTTTACATTTATCACATTTTCTTAAAGGGTCGTCAGTATCCATTTGCGTATATAATGTGTTATATTTAATTATTTATATGTATTTTAATAATTTTAAATCTTCAAGAGTGTAAACTAACCTATTTTATACATCTGTAAGAGATTTATATTAAATTATTTATAGAAACTATAGTTTCATTATTTATACATTTAGATCTATAAATTAATTCAATACTTGAAGATGTATTGTCAAAACAAAAAATTTCATCAATTTTTTGACAATTTAATTTTAAATATTTTGGTATATTAAATGTCAAATCTCTATACGATTTTTTTGCATAATCTTCATTAACTGCTCTTCCGGTTTTAGCAATTCTTTCTTCTATTCTATTTTTTGCATTAGTATAATTATTATAGACAACGCATAAAACAACATTATAACCGTGATCTTTTATTCTAGATATAACAGTAGTATAATAATCTTCAAAATTAGTTCCTGTTCTATCAAATATAATGTTATAATTATTTTTCAAAGCATTATCATATAATTGATTATTAATTTTATTTGCTTCACTATATTTTGTTCTGTCTGAATAAAAAAAATTCTCTAAAACATCGTCGGGACTTACTATTACATAATCATCTAATTTTTTTTTAGTTATATCTAATACAATTTTTATCCCTGAAGTTTTTCCACTACCTGGGCCTCCAACCATAATAATAGCATTTTTATTGCGTTTTATATTTAGTAATTTATTATTTATATATTTATCTATATCTTCCTGTGTAGGAACAGAAGAAAGATTTTTAGGCGATAGTGGTGAAGTGTTTTTAGGCGATAATGATGAAGTTTTTTTAGGCGATAGTGATGAAGTGTTTTTAGGCGATAATGGCGAAGTTTTTTTAGGCGATAATGATTCTATAATTAGATTCTTAGTCAAAGTTTTAAAAGGCATTGGTTAATATATATTTAGATAATATATATTATTTTCTATTAAAAAATAATTTAATAATTTTACTGCTTTATTAGTAGTTTTATATTCAATATATGACTTAGGTAATATTCTTATGTTACGACAGGACAGATACATCTGGAACATCGTGAAAACTTTGATTTGCGTCGTAGCAGCTAAAATTATAATTATTTTCTATTCCATTATTCACTGTATATTTTTTATATTTGCTACTATTTACACTATTATTACCTGGTCTGTTACCAGAAGGTATGTGATGACTAGCATAAAATTGCGAAGCGTATGCTACTGCATCAGGTTCGACAGGAGGCATTTTATAACTATTACCCCAAGGTTTTTTATCAAATAAGACATCTCCAGTATATAAACCCGCATTTTTTTGCTGTGGAGGAGCATATACTTCGTCATTATCTAATACGGCATATTCTAATCCTTTTATCATTATTCTATTATATTAAATAGATATTATTATATAAAGATAAATTTTAATTATTAAATTAAAATGAGTAATACTAATAATGGTTCGAAAAAAAGAAAAGTCGCTAATTTTATAAAAGATGGGATGGAGTCAAATGATATAAAAAATTTAGTCCAAGAAGTTATGTTATATATGACAGAAAAGAAAAACTCTTTTTCTTCTCACGAAGAATTATTAAATTCTATGAAATCTTCAATAGAGGGTTTATTATTTTTTGAAGAGAGATATCCTATGTTATATGCTATGGTTACAAAAGAAGAAGGATTTGATTATGCAAGTTTAGAATATTTTTTAAATATGAGAAATAAAATTATTAAAAATGAATTATCTGTCGAAGATGCTTCTAAAGAGGTTGGTCAGGTTTGGTTTGATAAATATTACAAAAATCCTAAAAACGAGTAATAAAATATATTTATTTTTATAAAATATATTATAATATCTAAAATATATTTAGATGATAATTGAACTTTTTGTAATATCAATATTTATAGGCATTTCTATAGGAATTATAGGCAGTGGTGGTAGTATATTATTTATACCCGCCCTTATGTATTACAATTTAACTTTTCAACAAGCAGTTGCAATTTCTCTATTTCTACATAGTATTCCCAATGCATTACCCGGACTATATTTATATTATGAAAAAGGACATTTAGATTTACAAGTTGCAGCAATTGTAACTGCAGGTTCAATAATAGGTATAACCATAGGTTCATATTTTGTAATTGAAGATTATATTAATATTAACGTATTATATAGATTTTATACTTTTATTTTAGCTTTAACCACAATATATATGTTATATTATTATTGTTGATGCAAAATATTCATTAAAAAAATAAAAATTGATATAAGCGTTTAAATATATATATTTTTTAACAAAGTATATTATGAATAGCGAAGTGCTAATTTTCAACGTCCCCCCTAAAAACCTTAAGGAATTAATTGTCAACATCTATAATTGCCACGATAGTAATTCTACATATGCCAATACACTAATCTCAATATTGAAAAAATATCACTTCTGGCCCAATATTAAAGTTAAGAAATTTAAAAACAATGATGATTTAGTTCTTCTCCATAATAATTATAAAATGGGAGCAAATGCAGGTGAGTATAAAGAACTTTACGAAGAATGTAGAAGTATTGTTCTCGATTTCACATTGTCTTGTAACAATAATGTTGTTGTAACTTATGCTAACTCTGTTCCTCGAAGAATTAGTTACGAAGAATATATGTCAACTTTGTATAATGAAACAGATAAATGCTATGAGGCGTATGATGGTACGATTATTACTGTTTATAATTATAAAAACAAATGGTATTTTGGAACTTCAAGTTGCCCAGATGCAAATAGTTCAAAGTTTTCGCACCCTACAAAATCACACGGTTTAATGTTTGACGAAGTTCTCTATAAGTATTATAGTCGATATCAAGAAAT